TACCATTACACAACGACGATTTGAAAGAGGAAAATGGGTATAGAGATTTAACTGAGTTTTCATTGTTCAAGAAATGCAAAGTGGTAGGATAAACATAGTGTGTATTCTTTGGAAAGGAAATTTCCGGGGAAGAGATTTTTCGGAGAATGATGTGGTGAGACTTCGTCAGACGGTGGATAAACACATTGACCGTCCGTACACGTTTTATTGCCTTACAAACGATCCTACAGCGGAAGTACCAGCCGAAAAGATAATGATGAAACATAACTGGCCGGGATGGTGGGGGAAAATTGAACTTCATCGACCAGATTTGCCAAAAGGAAGAACCTTGTATTTGGATTTAGACAGTCATGTAGTGCGGTCTTTGGCTCCTGTTCTGGATTTTCCCGGAAATTTGGTTATGTTCAAAAATCGCGTTCCTAACAGAAAAAGGAGAACTGTTGAAGGGTGGAAGTTGGTTCGTCGTTATCAGGCGGCAGTCATGTTGTTTACACCGGGAAGTACTACACAAGTTTATGAGCGATTTTTGCAGGACCCGAAGGGGTATATGAACACTTACCGTAGTGATCAGGATCTGATGGGAGAATGGATTGCCAATCAGCCAACGTTTCCTGACAGATGGCTGCGAAAAATGGGTGAGTTAAAAGCTGGTAAACCTCTTCATTCGGAAACAATCATAGTCACAGGACAACCAAAGAATGATTCTTTTCGCGATCCAAAGTATGCTCCGTGGTTAGCACAATGGGCAAGAGGAAAGGAGGAGTTATGTATGTAATAATTTTCTATTGGCAAGGTGATCGATGGCAGCAGAAGGATTATGAGCAGCCAGCAGGTTATCACAATCCGTTGCAACACCATATCAATCGGGTGGGGAGAATTGCAGATGATTTACCTGCTCGTTACATTAACAATCTTTTCCGTGGAGTTCGTCGGTTTGCTGAGTGTGATTTCAAATTTATTTGCTTTACGAATGAACAAGTTAAAGTAGATCGTGGTATTGAAATAAGAGCGTTTCCGTTGGTTTCGAAAATGGGAGTTCTTCCCCGTTTATGGATGTTCTCTCGAGAAGCAGGTTTGTTTGGTCATCAGGTATTGTGCTTGGACTTAGATGTAGTAATTGTTGGGAACTTGCGAGACATAATGGGATACAAAGGTTCCTTTTGCACTCGTAGGAAATTTGCACCTACTGCAAAATTAGCTGAGATTGATGGGGATATAATGAGTTTTTATGCGGGGGAAGAAAATGAAAGACGATTTTGGCTTCCCTTTGTTAAAGAGGTAGAAAGGTGGGAGCATTTGACATTGGGAAGAGAAAGATACTGGATTCGGCATTGTACTAAGGATCAAGAGATTGACTGTTGGCAAGATTTGTTGCCGGGACAAGTTGTATCGTACAAATGGCATGCTCGCAGAAGGTTGCCTGATAATGCGAGAATTGTGTCTTGTCATGGGTCTCCTCGGCCACATGAAATCAATAATGGATGGATTAAACAATATTGGCAGTAAAATGATGGAGCCTATTTTAATCACCGGATGTGCAAGGAGTGGTACCAGTATGGTTGCTGGGGTTATCAATATTTGTGGTGCTTTCGGAGGAAACATGTCAGGACCCAATAAAAACAATGAGAAGGGAATGTTTGAAAACGCCAGGATACGTAATCAGTTGGTAAAACCATATTTGCGCAAGATAGGGGTAGATCCGTTGGGGCAGTATCCTCTTCCAGATGTAAACAATCTTCCTATACCGAGGGATTGGAGACTGCAAGTTTTACAGATTATGAAGGAAGAAGGATACACAAAAGGACCATGGATGTACAAGGGAGCTAAAGCGTGTTTGATGTGGCCTGTTTGGCATTATGCTTTCCCGGATGCTAAGTGGGTTATTGTTCGTCGTAAAACATCTGACATTATACGTTCATGTCGCAAAACGGCATTCATGACGGCATTTACTCACCCTAACAAGTTAAGAGCTGTACAAGCTACTACAATTGATGAGGGGTGGTTATGGTGGGTTCATCAGCACGAAAAGCGGTTTGTGGAAATGATCACAGAAGGGTTGAATTGTCAGGTAGTCTGGCCTGAGAGAATGGTTGATGGGGATTATAGTCAGATGAAAAGTGTGATAGAATGGTTGGGATTAGAGTGGAAGGGAGAAGAAGTAGTAAAATTCATTGAACCAAAGTTATGGAAAGCTCGTCAAATGAAGAAAGGAGGATAACATGGTTATTTTAATTACAGGTAAAGCTGGTGCTGGTAAAACACATTATGCAAAGACATTGAAGGTGGAGTTGGAAAAGGAAGGACTTCAAGTAAAGTGGTTGGATGGAGATGACTTTCGTGAGCAGACTGGCAATCAGGACTACTCTGATGATGGGAGGTTAAAAAATCTGGTACATGCCGCTCGGATAGCGGGGAGATATGAAGAGAGTGGGGAGATAGTATTGTTGAGTTTTATTGCCCCACGGAGAAAATGGAGGGATGTAATGCGGAGCTACTGGAAAGACTCCCGAACAGTGTACATTCCTGGGGGAAAGTTATGGACAGGAACAATTTATGAACGTCCAAGTTGGGAGGAGTTAAAATGATTCGCTGGAGAAAGATAAAGGTAGGTTTGTTAGTCGTACAAGGAATTGTTTATCGATTGTTTATCATTGGTTGCAATTTTTTGTTCTTTTATTTGATAATGAGACAAGTAGATCAAGCATTGAAGTTTTCGCTTGGATGGAATGTCATTAACATTTGTTTGTATTATTCATTTCATTTCATCTGGGCAAAATTGTTTAAACTTGGGAAGGAGGACAAGTAAATGGCACGCACAACTGTTATTGAAGTCAGTAAAATTCTGGACAATACCAATTTGGATGATAGTGTATTACGATCATTCATAAACACAGCTAATTCATTGGTAACTACTTACCTGGGTGATTCCGGATTGGGTGAAACCATCCTTACAGAGATTGAGAAATGGTGGGCAGCTCATCTGGTTAGTACTACAAGGGAACGTACTGCAAAAAGTGAGAAAGTTGGGGATGTATCCGTTGAGTACACCGGGGAATTTGGGAAGGATTTGGAGTCATCTCCCTATGGACAGATGGTTTTGCAATTGGATTCCACTGGAATTCTTTCTAAATTAGGGAAACGAAGAGTGTATTTTAAAGCGATTAAAAGTTTTGATGATTGATGAGTGTAATGGGAACAATACAAAGATTCTGCACCCAGAAAGCAGTGTACTGGGGTAATCCTGCTCCGGATGGTTATGGAGGATACACTTATGACAATCCGGTGGAAATTGATTGTCGTTGGGAAGACCGAAAGGATTTGATTACGGATAATGATGGAAATCAAATTGTTTCTCGGGCAAGGGTATTTGTTACACAGGATTTGAATGAGCAAGGATGGTTGTATCTCGGGGATTTGGATGATTTAGATAGTGCACCCACCCCAAAAGAGAGTGGTGCTTATCAAATAAAGAGGTTTGACAGAGTTCCTGCGGCAAAAAGCACAACGGAATTTGTTCGGATAGCGTATTTGTAAAATTGTTTTGTATGACACAAGGGTTAAAAGGAATACCAGGAGTGATGAGAAATCTCAATGTAGAGATTCAGAAGATAAAAGGGAGAAGCATGAAAGGATTGATTTTGGCTGTAGCAGAAATCAGAAGAGATATGGATAAAACTCCTCCTCTTATCCCTATTGATACTGGTAACTTGCGGGGATCGTGGTTTACTACTCCGTTTTATCATATAACTACTCCGGGGATAATGTTTGGGTTCAGTGCAAATTATGCTTGGTTTGTACATGAGATGGTGGATAAGGGAAAGAAGATTAATTGGAATAGACCAAATTCAGGTCCAAAATTTCTTGAAGCTGCTTTAAAACGAAATGAAAAGAAGATACTGGAAATTATCGCACAAGAATCTAAAAAATTATGAATGCGCCATCTGTTGATATAAAGGACATGTTGGAGAGTGAGAGCTCTTTAGGATTGCTTTTTGCTACAAATTTGTTTGTTGGAAAGGAGGAGAACAGTCCAGATGATTGTGTTACTATTTTTGATACTTATGGACGTTCTCCTCTCTTGGAGTTGGAAGGGAATAGTGGGTATGAGTATCGGGCAGTACAAATAAGAGTGAGAAATAATAGTTATGTAGCTGGTTGGAACTTAATGCAACAAATATATGATTTACTCCACGGAAAGAATCATGAAGTGTGGAATAACAGTGAATATCAAATCATCTATGTCAGTAGTGGTCCAGCTCTACTCGATTGGGATGAAAATGATAGAGTACGATTTGTTTTAAATTTAGAAATCCAAAGAAAGGAGGTGTAATGCTATGAGTAATGCTGTTGCAGGTGTAGGCACTCTATTCCGTAGATGGAGTGGAACGGCTTGGGCGAATATTGCGGAGGTTAACAGTATCAGCGGACCCAAAATGTCCCGGGAAACTATTGACGTAACGTCTTTAGATTCAACGGGGGGTTATCGAGAGTTTATTGCTGGTTTCCGGGATGCTGGTACGGTTACCTTGAACATGAATTTCACCCGTGCTGGGTATGATCAAATGAAAGATGACTTCGAGTCAGACACTTTGCAGAATTATGAAATTGTTCTGCCCGATGCGGAGAATACTTCCGTAGAATTTGAGGGGTTGGTTACAGAACTGCCTTTAACCATCTCACCGGATGACAAAATCACTGTTGATGTAACCATCAAGATCAGTGGTGAACCAACTGTCAATTCAGGTAGTGGGTCTTAATTTTTTATGTGAACTAATCAAGTTCATTTTTTTTAATTGTTTTGTTTAACTTTTTAAAAAATTCTAATCATGGTAAAGTACATAAAGTACCAGGGAAAACAATATCCAGTCAAAATCGGTTATCGGGTATTAAAGAATCTGCAGAAGGAAGGTGTTGATTTGAGTGCTGTTAAAGAGGATTTAACTGTATATGAAACACTTTTGTTCTATGCTCTTCAAGCAGGAACAAAGATTGAAGGTGAAGAAATGCCTTTCTCCAGAGACCAGATGGAAGATCTACTGGATGAAGTTTTTGAGGAGTTTGTAGGCATTGTACTGGATTTTTCCCAAAACCTGGGGACTCCTTACTCCCCTACGGAGAGGAATTCTCAGGGGGATCTGAACAGTTAGTGTCTTTTGAGGCAAGATTAAGTGAGTTATTTGGTATAGCAGTTAGTCGTTTTGGGTTATCTTGGGATGAATTTTTGGAATTATCTCCGATCGAATTTCATTGGGCGTTGAAGGATTCCAACATGAGAGAATTTAATTTGCAGCGGTCAATTTTTGAAGCAATGAGGATTCAGACTGTTCATTTGATGAACATTTCTGGCAAATCGCTGAAAAGGGAAATTACTAATCCTCAACAGTGGATGCCTTTCGTGTGGGAAAAAACAACTAAGTCGGTTAAGAAACAATCTGTTGAAGAGATGAAAGAAATTCTACTCAGTATAATCAGTGGTGTAAAGAGAAAAAATGAACGACTAAGAAGGCTAAAAAAGAGTGCTCCACCAATTAAGCAACAAAAGAAGAGAAAGAATTAACACACATGGCAGGAAATCGTATAGGAATAGGACAGTTAGTTGCCAGCATTGGGTTGGATTTAACTGCTCTTCAGACTGGGTTACTTCGAGCAGAGCGATCCATGCAGCAGGCTGGAAAGAACATGCAACGCATAGGGAAGACAATGTCTATGTCTGTTACTCTTCCTTTGTTGTCGATTGGTGGAGCTGCTTTTAAGATGGGCAATGATTTTGAGAGTAGTTTGTCTAAAGTCATTGGATTGGTAGGAGTAGCACGGGATCAGGTAAGAGCATGGGAAAAGGATATACTACGATTGGCACCTACCGTAGGTAAATCACCGAAAGAATTGGCAGATGCTATGTTTTTCATCACTTCGGCTG